TTTATTTTGAAAACGGCAATGCTGCCGTCAATATGGATTTGTCGTCTGCTAACGGTGCTGTTGTTAAAAACTGCTTCGTTCAGGGTGGAACCATTGGCATAAAAGCAACTACCGCCGCGCTAAAAAACGCCCTTATTACTGCAAATTACTTTTCTGCCTTGACTGGCTCATACAGCGTAGAAACGTCCAGTGCCGTCAATGTCAATGTATTTGGCAATCAATGGAGCCTAAGTCCTGTTTCTACGACAAATTCAATTGCAGGCACTAATGTCACTGACGGCGACACTTACCGTTTTGGAATGCGATTTAAGACAGAGGGTACATTTTCCCCAACAATTCAGGGAACGTCTGTCGCTGGTTCAAACACATACACAACACAAACTGGTTATTACAATCAAATTGGTAACATTGTGTATTTCAGAGGCCGACTGTCTATGTCGGTCAAAGACGCAGCAATGGCTGGCAACGTACAAATCAATTTGGTTGGCTTGCCAAATTCCGCTAATGCTACTCAGGCATACAATATGTGCCAAGTATCGCCAAACTCTGGTATTACGTTTAGCGGAACGTATGCAGGGTTGTACGGTGAAATTAGTTCCGGCATTACCAACCTAATTGACATACAACAGATGGGGCCATCTGGCACGTTGCAATTGCCGGTAACTGGAATTGCTGCTGGTGCAACGGTGCGCTTTTCCGGATTCTATGTAGTGTCTGGTTAAGGAGCCGTTATGTTTCCCATCGACAAACAGGCCCACTTTTGGTGGGGCATGGCCATGGCCGGCGTCACCTATCCTCTGGGGTTCTGGACGGCGCTCTTTGTCGCCTGCGTCCTCGGCGGCGCCAAGGAAGTCTGGGACAAGCAGGGGCACGGTACGCCAGATCCAAAGGACTTTGCGGCCACGGCCCTTGGCGGACTGGTTGGCTGTCTTGTCCTAGTTGCTATCACCACGGTGTCGCCAACATGCATGTAATGGAACACGGCGACCTCGAGGAGGCATCGCAGCTCAAGCTGGCCACGGACGTTGGTGAGGCCTTGAACAAGGCGTACCCCAACCACCCGTGGGTCATTGGCTTTCAAGGTGGCGGCATTGTGGTGCGCCATTTGGCCATTGCCGGCGCTGTGGCCGAGGTTTTAGGCAAGGAGGGCTTTGCCTCCCTGCTGCCCAAGCACAAGCTTGGGACGCCGACCGAAATCCGGTCGAGCGCTGTTGAATTTGGGGGGCAACTGCTCGAGGCATTTGACCTGCCTCGAGGCGCGTGGGACGGACGGCCGGCAACGGTTCCGACTGCCTGGCGATGGAAACAAACGAGTAACTTCCAGTGAACGAGTCCACAAACTTCCGGCCACAGCCTCCCTCCATTAGCGACCCATCGGCCATGGATGCCGAGCTCTGGTACGCCGGGGATGAGGTCGAGCAGGAGGGCATGGACCCTGAGCAAAGTCAGGCTGAAGACGACGAGTTTGACTCTACCCAGCCCAACTGGCGGCGCCGGGCTCAGGACGCGTTCCGGTTCAGCACGACGTTCATCGACTCGAACTACCGCCGGCAGTGGGAAGATTCCATCAAGGCGTTCAACAACCAGCACCCGGGCGACTCGAAGTACAACGCCGAAATCTTCCGCAAGCGGTCTAACATCTTTGTTCCGAAGACCCGGGCCATCATCCGCAAGAACGAGGCGGCAGCCGCGGCGGCGTTCTTCAGCAACCTTGACCGCATCTCAGTCACGCCCGTGAACGGCAACGACGAAGTCGAGCGGGTCTCGGCTGACGTCATGCAGCAGCTGCTCCAGTACCGGCTGACCAAGTCCATCCCGTGGTTCCAAATTGCCATGGGTGGCCTTCAGGACGCGCAGGTACAGGGCGCAGCCATTGCCCACTGCCACTGGCGCTACTCGATGCGAAAGGACGCCAAGGGCAAGCTGGTGCGGTCTGACGACAAGCCGGTGGTCGACTTGGTGCCCATCGAGAACTTCCGGTTCGACCCGTCGGCCCACTGGACCGACCCGGTCAACACCAGCCCGTACCTGATTCACGTGATTCCTATGTACGTTGTGGACGTCCGCCAGCGTATGGAGCGCCCAGATCCGAAGGGCCGGCAGTGGAAGAAGTACCCGGACAGCCAACTGGTGGCTCGGGACGCCGACGACTCAACCAGGCGTGTTCGGGTGCAGGGCCAGCAGGACCCCGCCATGGAACGGCGTACGGTGTCGGATTACGACATCTGCTGGGTGCACCGCCACATCCACCGCTGGAACGGCACGGACTACACGTTCTACACCATCGGCAGTGACAAGATGCTGACTGAGCCCGAGCCGCTGGACGCCACGGTGTTCCACGGCAAGCGCCCCTACGTTATGGGCGTGGCCAGCATTGAGACTCACAAGCCCATCCCGTCCAGCATCCCGGTCATGGTCAAGGGGCTACAGGACGAAATCAACGAGATCAAGAACTCCCGCCTCGACAACGTGAAGTTTGTCCTGAACAAGGGATACTTCGCCAAGCGTGGCAAGAACGTCGACCTGCCGGCGCTGGTGCGCAACGTACCAGGGCGAGTGGTCCTGATGGACGACCCGGCCACCGACGTCGTGGAAAACAACTGGCCAGACGTCACGGCCTCCAGCTACGCCGAGGAAGACCGGAACACCCAGAACTTTGACGAGCTGGTTGGCAACTTCTCGGCAGCCTCGGTGCAGGTCAATCGGTCCGCCCGCGAGCCCGCCCGGGCCATGACGCTGTTGCAGGCGCCGGCCAACCTGCTCACAGACTATATGCTGATGACGTACTCCGAGACGTTCATCGCTCCCATCCTTCGGCAGCTGGTCCTGCTCGAGCAGCACTACGAGACCGACCAGACGGTACTCGAGCTGGCCGGCAAGAAGAGCAAGCAGTTCCAGAAGTTCGGCATGGACCGCATCACGGACGACATGCTAGAGCGCGAGATGACCGTCAATGTGAACGTCGGCATGGGCAACACGGACCCTGTGACCAAGATGCAGAAGTTCATTGTGGGCATCACGGCGTTCCAGAAGGTGGCCATCCGACCGCCCCCGGGCGTCAACCTCGAGGAAGTGTTTAAGGAGATCATGGCCCTGTCCGGTTACTCGGACGGCGAGCGGTTCTCCATGGGCAACAGCCCCGAGACGGCCGCCCAGCAGCAGCAGATTCAGATGCTCCAGCAGAAGATTCAGCAGCTGCTCATGGAACGGAAGGACAAGTCCGAAGCCAACGCGGTCAAGCGGGAAGTGGCCACGCAGGACAACATCGTCAAGCTGCTGCTGGCCGACAAGGAAGACCGGCACGAGAACATCAAGCTGTATGCCGCCAATCTGGCCGCCAAGGACCAAGCGGCGCATGCCCAGCAGATGCGCCAGCCGGGTGCTCCCGGTGGTGCTCCCGGCGCTCCCGGTGGCGCCCCAACGCCCGTTCAGCCGGGAATGCAGGCCGGCATTCCGCCGGGCATGCGTAACCCGACACAAGCCCAACAACTGCCGCCACCCGGGATGCCTGGCTAATGCCGCGAGTTCTAAACGCCGACGATCCGCTGGTCGCCACCTCCGTGTTTGGCAAACAGGTGGAGGAGTTCCTGACCTCTGACCTTGGCGACTTCCTGCTCAAGCAGGCACGGTTGCAGGAGGAGGCCGCGGTCGAGGAACTGGTCGAGGCCGCCGGCACGAAGACGCAGATCGAGCTGCTCGAGATTCGGGCGCGGGTCTGGCAGGCAAGGAAATTCCAAGAGTGGCTGGGCCGCGCTGTTGAGAACGGCCTGCAAGCCCTCGAAATGCTGAAGGAGGAGGAGTGATGGCTGAAGAAATGAGTGATGACCAGCTGCGGGCTCAACGCGAACGGGAAGCCCGTGAGGCCAACCAGAAGCGCAATGAGGACCGGCTGAACCGCCTGAACAACATTGCCAACCAGGCTGACGAGGCCAAGTCGGCCGACGGCATGGAGGACCTTAGTGACGAGGCGTGGCAGGAGCCCCGAGGCGGGCGCCGGCCACAGGACAACCAGCGTCCCGAACGGGAAGAGGAGTCCGACGACTCCGTAGTGGCTGGTGCCGAGCAGGCCGACCGCAACCTTGACGAGGCCCGGGCTGCCGGCGCCGACGATGTCCGGGTGACAAACGGCGAGACGTACTACCGCCTCATCGTCAACGGACAGGAGCGCTGGCTGACGCTCCAGCAGCTGCGCGACACCAGCTCCAAGGTGACGGCGGCTGATGAATATTTGCGTCAGGCAAAAGAGTCTGTTAAAACGTCTCTAAGCGCCCCTCCATCCACTTCGGACGAGGCGGCGGGTCTGGCGAGAGGCCGGACGCGTGAACTGCTCAACCGCGCTTTGATGGGTGAGCAAGAGGCGATTGACGAACTGGCACAAGTACTCGAGCGACCATCGGCCATGCCCGACGTCGCGAAACTTGTGGACGAGCGAGTCGATGGTCGGTTGACGTTTCGTGAAGCCGTTTCGTGGTTTGACCGGGAATACGCTTCGGAGCTGAAAGACCCAAGACTGAAAGAGTTTATGGTGTGGAAGGACGGCCAACTGGCCGCAGCCAACCCCAACATGGACTTCAAAGAGCGACTCCGCCTGGTTGGCGAAGATGCTCGAGCCCTCAGGGGCCGGTCGACGATCGTGCAGTCCGAGCCAACCCGCACCGCGAAAGAGCAGCGCAAAGCGTCCGTTCGTTCAATTCCGCAAGCCGCTGGACGGCAGGTGGATGAGGCGGACGAAGATGACGACGAGACCTACGAGTCGGCTATCACCAAGATGGCCGCGGCTCGGGGCCAAGTCAGACCGGTTATCCACAAACGCTAACGGACTCGCCATGGTGGCGGGTCTTGCAACCAGGAGTCTCGCCACATGGCAGGTCAAGTTTGGGCTGTTAACAGCCTCGGTGGCTATCTCTACAGCCGCCAGCTCTCCAACGTACTGCGCGCCAACGTGCAGCCTCTCGTCAAGTTCCGCCAGTTTGCTGACGTCCACGACATCAGCCAGCAGGGCAAGAAGAAGGGTGACACCTTCACGTGGGACGTCTTCTCGGACGTTGCCACCAACGGCGCTGTGCTCGTGGAAACGAACACGATGCCGGAAACCAATTTCACCATCGTGCAGGGCACCCTGACGGTGACGGAAGCTGGCAACAGCATCCCCTACTCGGGCAAGCTCGACAACCTGTCGAAGTTCCCTGTCGAGGACGTCATCAAGAAGGTCCTCAAGAACGACTGCGTCAAGTACCTCGACCGTGGTGCTTGGACCCAGTTCAACCAGACGCTCCTGCGTGTCATCCCGACGGGCGGCACCTCGACGTCGGCTGTGACGCTCTACACCAACGGCACCGTGACCGGCACCAACAGCATCGCGTTCAATAACGCCCACTGTAAGGCCATCGTGGACGCCATGAAGGAGCGCAACATCCCGGCCTACATCGCGGACGACTACTACGCGATTGCTTGGCCGACCACGCTGCGCACGTTCAAGAACAACCTCGAAACCATCCACCAGTACTCGGACACGGGTTTCAACCTCATCATGAACGGTGAGATTGGCCGCTACGAGAACACCCGGTTCATCGAGCAGACCAACATTGCCAAGGGCACAGGTACGGACGGCACGACCACGACGGCGTGGACGAACGGTACTTCCGACTGGTGCTTCTTCTTCGGCAACGACACGGTGGCGGAAGCCATCGCGGTTCCGGAAGAAATGCGCGGCAAGATTCCGACCGACTTCGGTCGCAGCAAGGGCATCGCCTGGTACTATCTTGGCGGTTTCGGCATCGTCCACACGCTCGCGATCAACTCGCGCATCGTGAAGTGGGACTCGGCGGCTTAAGGAGCCCATAGAAATGAGCAATACAAATCTTCAGAAGTCGGCCGCCTACGATGGCGCGACCTACCTCGCTCGCCCCACGTTCAACACCGTGATGGCCGCCGGTTCCGGCGGTGTCTCGGGCAACTTCGTGGCCCACGCCAACCTGCTGCTGTACGGGCTGACCGCCTACACGACGACGGCTGGCACCAGCACGTACACTGCCACGCAGTACTACAACGCTGGCGGCACCTCCGCTACGGTCCACGTGAACGCGTCTCAGCTCTCGCTGATCCGCATCACCAACACCGCGTCGGCCGGCGTGGCTCCCTCGCTGTCCACCAGCACCATCGGTCCGTTCTACGTGGACACGCTGTTCGCTAACGGCACGGCCACGGGTCAGGTCGGCGCAACCCAGACGGTGGCTTTGAACACCTCGACCGGCACCGCCGGCCTCGGTGGTCTGTCCATCAACCAGGGCGACCGCTTTTACGTCGTCAACGGTACGGACGCTTCCTCGGTAAACCAGATCTCCATCGAGTATCAGGTTCTGCCGGGCGCCAACGTCGTCGCCTAAGCAAGGGGAATCACATGCCAAAGGTCAATCAGAGCGAACGCGGGTCTTACGAGACGCCGCAGATCAGCAAGAGCACGCTGGCCACGCCGATGTACGGCGGTGCAGCTCCTTCGAAGGACGACGTCATCCGCTCGGCTCACGCCCGCGGTGGCATGCGTCACGAGATGAAGAGCTCCGATGTGGCTGACGTTGACGTCATCCCGGAATCGGCAGAGATGCTCGGGAACGAGATGGTCGGCGTCCGCAACAACGGCTACTTGGTCAAGAAGGGTCTGGAATTCGGTGTCAACGCGTTCTACAACACGCTTGGCCCGGGCATGGACATCGAAGACCAGGAGAACGCCGACATCCGTGCGATGGACATGGTTGTCTACGAGGGTGGCATCAGCTTCCCCGGCGACGGCTGGACCCATCGCTCTCTGGGTGCCCAGATGCCGCGGACCAAAGACATGGGCCGTCCGGCCATGACCAACAAGATTGGTTCCGCGAAGTCATAAGTAGAGGGAGCCAGCCATGCCCAAGGTAGTCCAAGAAAAGTTTCAGGTCACTTTCCCCGAGGACTACAACTCGAAGGCAGAAGATGACCATGGCTGGCTCACGGACTTGGAGGCCCGCTCAAAGAAGGGTCTTCCGGGCCGCGAAGGCAAGGCGGGTGGCGATCATGCCTCCCGCTTTGTCAACAACGCTGCGTTCTTCAACTCCCTGCCCCCCGGCATGGACATTGAAGACCAAGAGCTTGTCGACATTCGCATGATGGGTATTAACGTGGCTGGCAACATGCCGGACAAGTATGCCCAGGGCGACTTGACCAACAGCGAAGTAAACCGCACCTCGCTGGTCAAGGGCTACGACAAGAAGAAGCTGCTCCAGACGGACGACGTCTACACCCGCGAGCACAACGACGCGTTCTACGACGACGTCGGCGGGTTTGTGGAGCGCAACAACTACCTCGACCGGAGTTAAGACATGCCCGTCACACCTCCGTCAAATTCTGTCCCGCTGGGCGTCTGTTTTATCGACCCGACTTCGGGTCTGGCGTACAGCGTTGGCGCTGCGAACTACACCACTGTGTCTACAACTGGAACGACCACCATTGACAACAACCCCGGTGGCGGCATTGCGTATGGTTTATACTGCCTGTCGGTTGGCACCAGCTGGACGGCCACCCTTTACGACATTTACGTTAGGGGCACCACGACCAGCACGGGCCAACTGATTGCAACTCAGACGGCAGCATCTGTTGGGTTTCAGGCTAACCCCGGCCCCGGCGGCACGGGAGTACGTTTTGAGGGCAGTTTGATTTTGGTCACGACCGGAACCCCCGGTTCGTGGAATGTTCTTTGGGACTGAGGAGGCTCCATGTCCACTGCAAAAGAAGAGTATCTGGCCGACGGAACCCGCTTGTTCAACCCCAACCGTGCTCACGGCACCGTCTATTCCGACGGCGCCAGCGAGACGCGTTACGTTCAGGATGGCGTTGAATACCGCGGCGACGGCAAGCCGGTTGGCTACGTAGAGCCGGCAGATTCGAAAACGCCGAAAGCCAAGGCGTAAATCACCGGTCAAGCCGGTACTAGAGGCCGGCCTTGAGCCGGTCTTTTTTTTAAGGAA